AGAACTTTAATAGTCGATAATGTAGAGCGTAGGTATGTCACCCATAGGTGTCCTAGAGATGTCACTAGTTTTCTTAATACTATCTATAAAGCCGCTGTCGCTACTACTAGTCCGGTTGTACATTCTGTGAAGGCAATTAAAGTGTCAGGGGCCGGTATTCTGAGGCCTGAGTTGACAAAGATCAAAGGAAAGATAATAACGTTTACTCAATCTGATAAGCAGTCCTTGATCAAGAGTGGGTACAATGATGTGAATACCGTGCATGAAATTCAGGGAGAAACCTTTGAGGAGACGGCAGTTGTGCGTGCCACCCCGACTCCAATAGGTTTAATTGCCCGTGATTCACCACATGTACTAGTGGCCTTAACTAGGCACACTAAGGCAATGGTGTATTATACCGTTGTGTTCGATGCAGTTACAAGTATAATAGCGGATGTGGAAAAGGTCGATCAGTCGATCTTGACCATGTTTGCTACCACTGTGCCTACCAAATAGCAATTAATGCAGAACTCTCTGTATGTCCATCGTAATATTTTCCTCCCTGTCAGTAAAACGGGGTTTTATACAGACATGCAGGAGTTCTATGATAGATGCCTTCCTGGGAATTCCTTCGTACTGAATGATTTCGATGCCGTAACCATGCGGTTGAGGGACAACGAATTTAACTTACAACCTTGTAGGCTAACCTTAAGTAATTTAGATCCGGTACCCGCTTTGATTAAGAGTGAAGCGCAGAATTTTCTGATCCCCGTTTTGCGTACGGCCTGTGAAAGGCCGCGCATTCCGGGTCTTCTTGAGAATCTTGTAGCTATGATAAAGAGGAATATGAATACTCCTGATCTAGCTGGGACCGTAGATATAACTAACATGTCGATTTCTATAGTAGATAACTTCTTTTCTTCTTTTGTTAGGGATGAGGTTTTGCTTGATCACTTAGACTGTGTTAGGGCTAGTTCCATTCAAAGTTTTTCTGATTGGTTTTCGTGTCAGCCAACCTCAGCGGTTGGCCAGTTAGCTAATTTCAATTTCATAGATTTGCCTGCCTTTGATACTTATATGCATATGATTAAGAGGCAACCCAAGAGTCGGTTAGATACTTCGATTCAGTCTGAATATCCGGCCTTGCAAACTATTGTTTATCACCCTAAAGTGGTAAATGCAGTTTTTGGTCCGGTTTTCAAGTATTTGACCACCAAGTTTCTTAGCATGGTAGATAGTTCTAAGTTTTTCTTTTACACTAGGAAAAAACCAGAAGATCTGCAGGAATTTTTCTCAGATCTCTCTTCCCATTCAGATTATGAGATTCTTGAGCTTGATGTTTCTAAATATGACAAGTCGCAATCCGATTTCCATTTCTCTATTGAGATGGCAATTTGGGAAAAATTGGGGCTGGACGATATTTTGGCTTGGATGTGGTCTATGGGTCATAAAAGAACTATACTGCAAGATTTCCAAGCCGGGATAAAGACGCTCATTTATTATCAACGGAAGTCTGGTGATGTAACTACTTTTATAGGTAATACCTTTATTATCGCAGCGTGTGTAGCTAGTATGTTGCCGTTAGATAAGTGTTTTAAAGCTAGTTTTTGTGGTGATGATTCGCTGATCTACCTTCCTAAGGGCTTGGAGTATCCTGATATACAGGCTACTGCCAACCTTGTTTGGAATTTCGAGGCGAAACTTTTCCGAAAGAAGTATGGTTACTTCTGTGGGAAGTATATAATTCACCATGCCAACGGCTGTATTGTTTACCCTGACCCTTTAAAATTAATTAGTAAATTAGGTAATAAGAGTCTTGTAGGGTATGAGCATGTTGAGGAGTTTCGCATATCTCTCCTCGACGTTGCTCATAGTTTGTTTAATGGTGCTTATTTCCATTTACTCGACGATGCAATCCACGAATTATTTCCTAATGCTGGGGGTTGCAGTTTTGTAATTAATTGTTTGTGTAAGTATTTGAGTGATAAGCGCCTTTTCCGTAGTCTTTACATAGATGTCTCTAAGTAAGGTGTCAGTCGAGAACTCGTTGAAACCTGAGAAGTTTGTCAAAATCTCTTGGGTCGATAAGTTGCTCCCTAACTATTTTTCCATTCTTAAGTATTTATCTATAACTGACTTTAGCGTAGTTAAAGCTCAGAGCTATGAATCCCTCGTGCCTGTCAAGTTGTTGCGTGGTGTTGATCTTACAAAACACCTTTATGTCACATTGTTGGGCGTTGTGGTTTCTGGTGTATGGAACGTACCGGAATCCTGTAGGGGTGGTGCTACTGTTGCTCTGGTTGACACAAGGATGCATTCTGTTGCAGAGGGAACTATATGCAAATTTTCAGCTCCCGCCACCGTCCGCGAATTCTCTGTTAGGTTCATACCTAACTATTCTGTCGTGGCTGCGGATGCCCTTCGCGATCCTTGGTCTTTATTTGTGAGACTCTCTAATGTGGGTATTAAAGATGGTTTCCATCCTTTGACCTTAGAGGTCGCTTGTTTAGTCGCTACAACTAACTCTATTATCAAAAAGGGTCTTAGAGCTTCTGTAGTCGAGTCTGTCGTCTCTTCCGATCAGTCTATTGTCCTAGATTCTTTATCCGAGAAAGTTGAACCTTTCTTTGACAAAGTTCCTATTTCAGCGGCTGTAATGGCAAGAGATCCCAGTTATAGGTCTAGGTCGCAGTCTGTCGTTGGTCGTGGTAAGCGGCATTCTAAACCTCCAAATCGGAGGTTGGACTCTGCTTCTGAAGAGTCCAGTTCTGTTTCTTTTGAAGATGGCTTACAATCCGATCACACCTAGCAAACTTATTGCGTTTAGTGCTTCTTATGTTCCCGTCAGGACTTTACTTAATTTTCTGGTTGCTTCACAAGGTACCGCTTTCCAGACTCAAGCGGGAAGAGATTCTTTCCGCGAGTCCCTGTCTGCGTTACCCTCGTCTGTCGTAGATATTAACTCTAGGTTCCCAGATGCGGGTTTTTACGCTTTCCTCAACGGTCCTGTGTTGAGGCCTATCTTCGTTTCGCTTCTCAGCTCCACGGATACGCGCAATAGGGTCATTGAGGTTGTAGATCCTAGCAATCCTACGACTGCTGAGTCGCTTAACGCTGTAAAGCGTACTGATGACGCGTCTACAGCCGCTAGGGCTGAAATAGATAATTTAATAGAGTCTATTTCTAAGGGTTTTGATGTTTACGATAGGGCTTCATTTGAAGCCGCGTTTTCGGTAGTCTGGTCAGAGGCTACCACCTCGAAAGCTTAGTTTCGAGGGTCTTCTGATGGTGGTGCACACCAAAGTGCATAGTGCTTTCCCGTTCACTTAAATCGAACGGTTTGCTCATTGGTTTGCGGAAACCTCTCACGTGTGACGTTGAAGTTTCTATGGGCAGTAATTCTGCAAGGGGTTCGAATCCCCCCTTTCCCCG